ATATATTGCGTGATCTCGATTAACTCTTCTTTGACCTATCATAATCGCAGCTTCGCAACCTAACTCTAATTCTTCGGCTAAGTATTTTAATTGCTGATAATTTTTATTACCTCGTCTGAAGTAATAATCCAGATAGTCTGTTAACTTCCATTTCTTCCTATCGGAATTAATAAAAGCCACGTCTGAATCCTGTGCGCCTTCCATGATATAGAAACGAACAGGTTTACCTAAAAGTTTACAAGCTTCGAGACGGTGTTGACCATCGATAACTTTGTAATCTTTAGTGACCATGATTGGATCATCCATATTTCGAGTATCCATTTTTTTAGATAATGTTGATACCCATTTATCTGAAACAACTCTGTTACCTTTTACGGTTTTAAAGATGTCATAGTCTGTTGTTTCAAAGACTTTGCTTCTGACTTCTTTTATGTTTTTATTTTTCATATATATATTTTTCTATCTTATGAAAAGATAAGTTAATGCTCCAATCAACACCAGGAACAATTTTGGTGGAATCGCTACTACAAAAAATAGTAAGATGATTAAACAGAAACGATCAAATATTGCCATTAGTGTTTAGCCTCTTTTCTATCCATTGCTTCTTGTCTTGACATGATCTCATCAAAGATAAGCATATTTGCTTTGTACTCATCAAATAATAAGATTTCAGTGTCTCCACAAACTAGAGCGATTCTTTGTAACCTTTTACTGGCATCATCAAATGATGGATCACCAGGCTGTGAAGGATTACCCTTATAGTCTGTGGAATGGACTTTGCTAAGTATCTCATCAACTTCTTGAAATGCTCTTCTCCAAGCTGATGAATACGATGTTATTTTTCTATCCATGTTTATACCTCATGTGAGCCTATATAAACTAATCCCATAAGATTACAAGGGGTAAATAATATTTTTTTAAGAGTTGCAAAGAGTGTCCCATCATGCTAATATTTTGCATGGCAGCATATAGGTTTCAAGTACGACACAAGGGACAATATTATAATGGTGTTGCAAACGGAGACGATGCTGTTGAGGCAGGTCTCAATTTCGCTGAATTACTCAAAGAAAAAAAGATCAAGCCTAAAATAGAAAACACTTATAGACCTGATCGTCTATTTGTAACTTACGAGGAGATAAACATTGATCAACGCAATGAGAATCCTAGCAGAAAAGATTAAACTCGAAGCACAATGGAACGAGTTATATTTATCTAACGGCTGCGTCACTCCTGAAATGACAAACATTCATGAGAAAATTAGAGACTGCAGGAAACAGTTAGTAAATAAAGATATATATTCTGCTAGAGCAGAAGGCCTGTCTTACACAGACCTTCATGCTGATTACGCTAGTTAATTTTTAACGGTTGTATGTTCTGATTGACATAGACCTACATAGGATACTATTCCCTCTTCAGTCCAGCCTTGTTTAATTTTACGATTGAGAAATGCAAAATTTTTTAAAATTTTAATTTTTGGTAGATATGGTTTTATCGCGTGTGCTGCTTCTACATCTTTCATTGTAAATCTCTTCATTTGTTCTTTCTCCTAACATTACAAGTTTTTTTATTTTTTCGAGCCACATATTTTTTGCCCAAGTTGCCGTGCAACTTTCGTGGACTTTGATCAGGTTCTTCAATCTTTTTTCGTACATGTCTCGGTAAATCCATTATCTTACAAAAGGCACAAAAGAAAGTATTATTTTCTACGATATCCGCTTTGTTAGACTTACACCTACTACATATTGGGCGTTGATCAATTGGTGTTGCTACAGTTTTATTCTTTTGCATCTCCCCAGCTACTTCCTAATGCTATATCGACTTTAAATGGTACTTTTAAATTTTCGATACAATTTTCCATAATATCTTTTACATTTTTTGTATCTTGTTCTTTTTCGATACTAAAACATAATTCATCATGTATTTGCAATAAAGGCATGTAACCAGCTTTACAACATTCAATCATGGCAACCTTACTTTGGTCGGCTGCGCTTCCTTGAATTAATCTGTTAAGTGCTTTGTACGTTCCTGATCTTCTTATATTATTTCCATAATGTGCTTTTGCTTCTTCATACTTCATCGACTTGTGCATTTCCCAAGTATTAGGTTCCCACATATTAAATCGACACTTACGACCTTTAATCGTTCTAATGAAACCATACTTAGCTGCACTATTCATAACTTCGGTTGCTAACTTCTTAACAAACGGAACTCGATTATCGTACTGACCTAAGAGCTGCATCGCTTTATCTTTTGAAATACCAAGCTCTCGTGATAATTTATTTTTACCCATACCATAAAAGATACCCAGGTTAATTGTTTTAGCCGCGGTCCGTGATATGCCAGCCATGTCTGCTACTAACTGATGGAAGTCCGTTGCTTCATCTTGATAAGCTTTAATAAACTCATCTGCTCCTGTAAATCCTTTGTCCACTGCTGCAGCATAATGGGCCACTAGCCGTGGTTCTTGTTGCGAGTAATCGAATGAACCCCACTGTCTTCCCTCCTCAGGTAAAAAGATACTTCTAATCTTTTCTCCAAATTCTTTATTCCTTGCAGGGATCTGTTGTAAATTTAAATTAGAATAACTTAGTCTACCTGATACCGTTCCACCACCATCATTCTTTAACTGATGGATTTCAGAATGAACTCTTCCCTTATGTTCGTATCGTTCAATACTATTTAAGAATGTCGAATGAAATTTATTTATCTCTCTTACATTTCTAATCAGTTTAGAAATCGTATGCTCAGAATTTTGTAACCAATTTGATGTAAAGCTTGGCTCTTTAGATTTTTCTGTAAGTGGATATTCAACACCTAGCTTATCATAAAGTTTAGCTACAGATCTTGCTGCCCACATATCGACTGACTCACCAGTCATATCTTTTATGGTTCTTAAAATTTTATTTTCTTCAGAGATAAATTGTTTACGTAGTAAACTAATCTTGTCCATATCAACACGAATACCTCGTCTTCTCATCTCTACCAGGTGGGGTAGCAGCTCTTTCTCCATTTCCCACACTTCAGTAAGATTTTCTTTTAAAATCAATGGTTTAAAGTGTTGCCAAAGCTTATAAGTTAACGCTGCATCTTGTTCAGCATAAAAGCCTACATAACCTGCAGGCATTCTCCACATATCTTGTTTTGGATCGATGCCCCATTCTTTTGCTTTTTCTTTTAAGAATGTTTCGTTTTTAATTTCACCTAAATATTCTAGCGCTAGGGCATTTAAAGAATATGAATATCTATTCTCATCAATAAGTGCAGCAGCAACCATCGTATCAATAATGTCACCTTTAATTTCAAAACCGTTAGCAAGTAACCAACCAACATCGTAAGATGCATTATGAAATATTTTAGGACAAGGTAGTTTTAAAAGATCTTGCATGAAAGCAACGGTGACACCTTCGTCCATGTTACCGCCTGCATCGTGATGTATTGGAAAATAATATTGACGACCGGCTGTTGCTACAGCAAAGCCTACAATATGACCATCCATTCTTGGCCACCCGGGTCCTAATGTTTTTATATTTGGATCTTTAGTTTCTAAGTCAATTGCAAGTGCATCTGCATTTGTTAAATCAGGATATTCACTTGGACATACCCAATCAGATTCTTCAAAAGTAAAATTAAGCTGATGTGTCATGATGTGTATAAATTATTTTATCGCCTTCAGTTGGTAATTGTTGCGGTAGTTTCTGGTTCACAAATAAAAAATCTACAGCCATAAGTCTGTAATTATAGAAAATACTATCGATGTCAAATACTCTAAATCCACAGTTCGACATATAGTTAATATAATGTTCAAATCTTGGTGCGTCTTTATTGTTATGAAATACAGGACACTCTAGCTGCACCCATTTCGTATTTGTAAATAAATCTAATGATCCTTCAATGATTTCAAGCTCTGCCCCCTGGACATCCATTTTGATATAATCATAATTGGTTTCAGGTAATACATCTTTTAATCTTTCTGTATAAACATCTTTTGTTTCAAAAGGCACATTTGAATTTTCTTTATATAAAGAGTTACCTGTCTCGTCTGCTTCATTACCTGTTGTATAATATTTTCTGTGTTCACGGTGTTGTCCAACATAGGCATGAATAAATTGTCCTAATGAATGTAACTTTTCTTTATGCGTATCTGAACTGTCAATTAAGAAATACTTTGCATCCGGGTATTCTTGTTTTACTTTCTCTGTCCACTTACCCTGGTGACATCCTAAATCAACAATACGATTTAATTTAAGACCTAAGCCTTTGAGTCTTTTCATTAAGTTCGTGTGAACTTCAAATGGTTTCATCTTTGAATTGTTTTCTAAATTCTCTATGCCTACAAAGTTCTTTCCACGACTTGTTTTCTAAATAACAAGATAAACTTGCAATCTTAGTCCAAAACCAAAGGTGTATTTTTCTTTTTATATAGCTCATGTTTATATTTCCTTATGTATTCTTTGTTTTTTAAACGCCATTCTTCATTTAACATTAAACAATGATCTCTATTGTTTTTATAAAATGTTTTTGATTGTGCATTATATTTTTCTTTATTTTTTAAATAATATTGTTTTAAATATTCTTTTCTAGTCATCCCAGCTTTTTCTCATTCTTTCTATTTCTAACTGACAATAATGAATAATTTTATTTAAATCCTCTATTCCGTTTTTCTTTTGATACCTCACAGCATACTTAATAATGTTGCCTTGAAAATATGAAAGATTGTTTTCTGTTATAAAAGTCCAAGGTTGGATTTTTAATTTATAATGATCTCCTCCTTCTTGTTTTTCTTGAGGAAAAGCATTTACGAAATCAGTTTTTGTGCCCATAATTCTCCTTAAAGTTTTTATATAATCTTCCTAATGGAAAATGAAATTTGTGATCTGTATTGATCAGATGTAATGATTGTTTGGCTCTTGTGACACCTGTATACCATACCCTTAATTCTTTAACTTTTTCTTCTTTGCTTTTTCTTTCGAAATGGGACGGCCAATTGGCTTTAGAACAAATGACGACGTGGTCGGCTTCAGAGCCTTTAACTGAATGTATCGTGTCAACAATGATCCTCGCTTTCGAGTCTAAATTTATATTATTCTCCATACACTTCAAGAAATATCTTTTCTCTGTATCTTTTATTTTAATAGATAATGCTTTTGTCCAATCTGCTTTATCTTCTGTTAATCCTGCTCTTAACCTTAATTCTTCATAATTAAATGGTTGGTTTGGATGTGCAAAGTTCCATTTTTGTGAGTCTGCGCTCCGGTAGCCGTGGTCGATGTTTGATATGTAAGTGTACATGACACATGCTTCCTCCCTTGTTACTGTTCCACCTTGCATCAATTGCATCCAATAATTAATTGCTTGCCACTGCTGAACTTGAAATGACTTACGTCCCTGAGTATTTTCATAATAATAACCCATATCATACAAATCTTTTTCAATCTCTTTCCTGACATCATGGATTCTTGCTAACACCATCCATGTTCCTTCTTTTTCAAACGGTACATGTTTTACACTTTGATATCGTTCAATCTCTCCTTCTAAATCATTTGGTGAGAATATCTTTTCTTCTCGGTAATTTGCTGCAGACAACATCATCAATTGTGAGAAGTAATGTACCTTTCTTGGTATACGTCTTGATAACTCTAAAACTTTTTTCTTACCTGGAAAATGAATAAAGTAATCTACTTCAGCGCCATTCCATTCATAGATTGCCTGGTCATCATCTCCTGCAAGATAAACAACTTCTGCTTCTTTCGCTAATTTAATAACAACATCCCACTGCAAAGGAGTAAGATCCTGAGCTTCATCAATCATTAATACTTTGAACTTTGGTACATGACCTTCGTTTACAAACTTCTCCAACATATCTGTAAAATCTAATCGATCGTTTTGTCTTATACCTGGTGCAACTTCAAAACTTTTAAATCGTTCATATGCTGCGATGATTGATATGAATTGTGGAAGTCTAACATTTTTCTTTTGCTGCTGCTTATATAATGCGACAGGGTCTTGTTTCATGTTCCGTGCTCTGTCGTAAATTCTTAGTGACCAATTGTTAAATACTTTTTGATCTTCGAAACCTTGTAAGAAACCAATCTTCACTGTTCCATAATCTGAATGGAACTGCATTAAATCATCGTTAGGATCTAAGACAGGTATGTTATTAAATTGAGAACGAGCAAAAGAATGTATGGTAGCAAAATAGGGAAAATCATCAGGACGATAACCAGGAAGAGAACCACTAATACGTTCGATTGTTTCATCCACCGCTTTATTCGTAAATGAAAAATATGCAATCTGATGAGGCGATACACCTTTACGAAGAAAGTACTTAATCCTGCGTAATAGTTGGAAAGTTTTACCAGTTCCTGGAGGGCCAAATATTTTAATTGTTTTCCCATGGAGCTGCTGCTTTAACATGTTTAACCTCTTTGTTTTTATATTCAGGTAGCTTAGGCATACTGACTAACCAATGCCTTGTATCTACCCCATTGTGTTTCTTTTTTGGCTCTGCGCCGCCGACTTGTAAAAAATTTGTACATTCTCTATTAGACCAATTGCTTCCATTCTTTTTCATAAACCTTTGAAACAATTCAGTTTTAAATCTCATCTCAGTCGCCTTACCAGGATTCTCATCATCGAGCCACATATATCCATTAGAAATTTGACTAAATTCTGTATGCAGTTCGCAATCCTCTAAGAATTGTATCATACGTGAGTTAAAGATGTCATCTTTCTCCTCCATAGCGTCATAACCCTCAATATCTATCTTATTTTTAATCAATTCCTCTTTAAAATCAGACCAAGGATCTGGTGCTTGTTTAGATGGTTTTAAGTTTCTCCATACAATGTCGGCAGCTAAAAGCTTAGATCCGAATAATTGTTGAGAATAAAGTTCTTTGTTTTCAAGTTTAACGTTTACTCCATTTACGGGTAACACCCAATATGGTTCTGGATATACATTATACTTCATAAGTTTACCAACTGTTGGCATTGCTTCATTAGGATTAATTCCATATTTCTGAGATAAACATTTTGGTCTATCACAATGTGCTTTAGCTACGGATGTACCACATTTGTATTTATAATCTGTTTTCTGATGTTGTTTAATTAATGTATTCAATTCTTTTGGATCAAGGGGTGGCTCACCAATTTGTTTATTCATTTCTCTAAAATATTCTGGCCAATAGTCTGGATCAGGATTTAACTTCTTACATAACACAGCACAATTAAACATCGCATCATTACGACCTTCGCCATCCTTTACTTTATTTCTTAAAAAACTTTTTATACATGGAGGATATCCAATATCATCTTCTTTCTTTTCTGCTTTAATAATTGTTTCTAAATCTTGTTCGCTACATAAAAATTTTTGCACATAAATATATAAATCACTTAACGGCACTCCCATGCCATTATCATATAAGGCCATACGCGTTGAACGTGCTGCACGTTGATAAGGTAAGTTAACAAAGTTACCTTTGTTTTTATCTTCCCATTTTTCAGGAGTAAGATCGACTTGATCCTGGGCAGGAAATATATCTGTTGTCGTTCCCGCAACTCCAAGATCTGCAGCGATTGAGTTTAATAAGCTTCTTACTTTTCTTGCTTGTACAGGTTCACTTAAATGTAAAATTAAATGAAGACCATTTGATTTAGATCGATATGGAACTAATGGA